GATGGAGGGTGGCCGTTTAGTCGGCTGCATTTCCACGACAAGCCTAAGTGTGTGTGGCCTATATCAATGATAAAGCCAGCTATCGGAGAGTTACGTTTTGTTAACTGGTGCATGTCGTTCCTAGCTGATAAAGTAGCAGCGGCGTCTACGACGTATGTAGCTATTGCCAAGGCTGCAGGTGCTGAAATACAAGACCAAATAAAATCGGGTCTTGGCCCATACACTCATATCGAGATTAGCGAAATATTTGGGCGTAGTGTTAATGATGTCGTTTCGTTCTTGGATGCTCCATCTTTCAATGTAGAGATATGGAACATGGTTCGTCAGGTTCTTGACCTAATCGACAAGAGAACTGGATTGACCGAGTTGATTTACGGCCTGTCAGGACCTACTCAAATTAGAAGTGCCTCGGAGGCTGAGATACGAAATCAAAATGTATCCATACGTCCTGACGACATGAGCAGTCAAGTAGAAGATTGGCTCGGTGTGTGTGCTATGAAGGAGATGGAGGCAGCAGAGTGGGCGCTTAGTGCTGACGATGTTAAGCCTGTGTTGGGTCCGTCGGCTGCTTATATTTGGACGAAACAAATAAAAGCCCAAAGCTTTGAGGATTTGGTAAGGGACTATAGCTATCGGGTTGAGGCAGGTTCTGCACGTAAGCCTAATAAGGTTAATAGAGTTCGACAACTTAATGAGTTCGCCCAAATTGCAATGCCTCAAATGCAGCAGTTCGCAGCTCAGGGGAATATGGAACCATACAATGCCTTCATAACCGACTGGGCAAAAGCTAACGATTTAGACCCAAGTCGGTATTTGGTTACACCTGAACAGGGGCAGGATGAGCAGCAAGCTCAAATGCAGCAGCAGCAAATGCAGATGCAGCAGCAACAAATGCAAATGCAGCAGCAGGCTCAGCAGGCTCAGCAGCAACAAGAGGCTCAGAAGCAACAGGTTGACATGCAGCTCAAGCAATTAGATATGCAATCTAAGCAGTTAGACATTCAGGAAAAACAGATAGATGTTGAAGTTGCTAAGCAAAAACTAGAGCTAGACAGAGAAAAGAACCAAATGGAATTAGAATTCATGCGAGCAAAACAGGAGTCAGGTGAGTAGTAAATGAGTTACGAACGTTACAAAAAACAATGTGAAGAGCGTGGTGAATACTGCTTAGAGTTTTATGAGGGGTTAATCGAGGCGGGTAATCAGCCCGGCTTTGCCGCTATGCTGGCTATGAGACAACCTCCCGGAACTAAAGGTACGGAACGAGCCTTTCTTGAGGGAATGACTAGCTGGGCGGATAATATGCACCAAGGCAACCGCCGTAAGATTTTTGATGCGGCAAAAAAAGCAGGCATCAGTACAGAAGGCAAGATTTATAAGGGTGGGTTAGGGCGTCCCGACGACCCTATGGCGTGGATATCTACTCAAGACGATGTTCGGGAAGTTTGTAAAATTAAAGGCTTAACTTGCAGCGGTTCTGTAAATTACAAAGCTCCGGAGCAGGCTCCTAAAAAGAAAAAGCGTATGGCAAAAGACCTTCAGGATAGGTATGTAGCGATGGAGTTGCAAAACAGCCCGTCACTACAAGAGAAGGTTAAAAAGAATCCAAAAGCCATAAAACAGGTTAGAGAGCAAGTAATAGAAAAGCACACAAAGGGTAAGTAAAATGGCGTTGCAAATACCCGAGAACAACTCACAAAGTCCTTTAGTGGCTAATTTGTTGAACAGCAAAACGTACAACAAATCAAAGCTAGCTAAATTAGCTGGTAAAATGAAATTGACTCCCGAGCAGACAATACGTCAGATACTCAAAAAGCCGCTAGAGTTCACGAAGGCGGACAGGCAGAGTGCAGTTCGGATGAGCAAGAATATAGCTAAAGAAAAACGCAAGCAAAACAACAAGAACGCGATTATAGGAAAAACAAGGAGAATGTAATGCCTATCGGACCACAGGGAGAACGTCTCCCCTATCCCGGAGAGCCGGGTTATCAGGGAGCCAGTCCCGCTATGCCTGGAATGGGAGGGGGTATGCCTCCGCAAATGCCACGGCAAAATCCAGCGGTAACAGATTTAGAGACCATAAGGAAGATGAAGGATGCGGAAATTGCAAAGCTTATGGGTAAGCCGTTGCATCGAGCTTTCGATTCTACGCCTCCTATGACACCTCCACAAACACCTCCGCCGCAAATGCAGCAACAAATGCCGCCCCAGCAAGCCCAGCAGCCACCGCAGCAGGGTCAGCCCAGCATTCCACCGGCTTTAATGCAGGTTTTGCAGCAGCAGCAACAGCAGCAACAGCAACCTCCTGCTCCACCACAACCACCTATGATGGGTTAAGCAAATGGCTATTGATGATGGCTTATTAACATATCACGACCTTCTTGATTATATTACTGCGTTAACCGATGGTGGTGCACGCAGTAAAGACCTGCGCCTTTTCAAAGAGGCTATTCTTGGTGCATATAGGGATGTATCTTCTGCAGCAGAGTGGGATTATTATATGACAGAGGGTCGTGTAGACCTTGTGGCTAGCTACAACACTGGAACCATTACATACGACCATACAGGTGGTTCTAACGAAAGACAGTTAACTTTGTCCGGTGGCACTTGGCCATCTTGGGCAGCGCAAGGTCGCATAAGAATAAACGATGTAGTGTATCCTGTCGATAGCAGAGTTTCCAGCACAGTCATCACGCTGGGTTCTTCAATGAACCCTACAGCTGATATTTCGTCAGGTTCTTCGTATGAGCTGTACAAAAGCGTGTACCCGTTGCCGACTGACCTTTGGCGTTTGTACGATGTGGCAGTCGAAAAAAGCTATTGGGTTCCGTATTACATAACGCCGACCCAGTGGTTGCAACGGGAAAGATTTGTTCAGACATCAGGGCAGACATGGGCTTGGACCATAATGAAATCTCCCGATGATGATGGACGATGGGCTTTGTGGGTAGACCCCAGCCCAGATACTGCCGAGCCTTTAGGGTTTATCTACAGGAGACGCCCAAGAACATTGAGATGGTCTGGGACAGAGACGGAGGCTCGTTCGTATACTATATCTGGGAGTTCTGGTTCTTCTACTGCCACAACCAGCACGGCGTTGCCCTCCAGCATGGTAGGTTCTATTCTTCGTTTTGGGACGACTAGCACCAATCCATCTGGCCTTGCTGGTAATAGCCCCTTTATAGAGCAACATAAAATAAAGTCAATAAGCTCAACTACCGTAACTATTGATGGCACTTTGGGGCAAACTTACAGCAGTGCAAAGATTGTTGTTAGCGACCCTGTTGACATGAATGACCAAATGCAAGAAGCGCTGAAAGCTCAACTCGAGTACAGGTTAGCACGGTTTAGCAATGATACTCGCGACATGATGAGCGCTAAGCAAATAGCAGAGGCGGAGTTACGCAGGGTTTTGGAGTCGGAGTCTCGTTATTTCACTAGCAGTGGAAACGGTGGTGCGACTCGATATGATTACATGTTCCGACATTTAGATGGCGTAATCGCCACGGATTGATTCTATGCCGAGTATATCTGATTTTTCAGGGTTAATTACCGACATCGACAAAGGTGACGTTCCACCGGGTGGAGCAACCGAAATGTCGAATGTCAGCACTACCGCAGCTGGGAAGCTTGTTCCGAGAAAAGGAATACAGCCAGCATCCTTTGACAGTACGTCCACGTTGTCATCTTCAAATTACAACACGTTTAGTCGTATTTGTTTTTGTAAGACCAGGCGAGGCGATGTCATTGGTGTTAATGGTGTAGACCGAGGGTTTCGCTGGGACGGAAAGACGGCCAATGTGGAAGATTTGGGTATCACAGCTCCTGCGGCTGCACCGTCGATTGCTGCGTCCAATATCGCAGAGGCCGATAAGGGTGGTGCAATTACTGGCATTGCAAACAATAGTGGAATATACCGAGTCACTAGTGCAGGCCATGGACTTGGTAATGGAGATACGGTTCGCATTGGTAATGTCACGGCAACAGGAGCGATGGCTAATGACTTAAATGGCCAGTCGTTCACAATAGAAGGCGTGACAACTAATACTTATGACCTATCCAACACTTCGTTTGATGGGGCTTACACATCAGGTGGAACGTGGTCTAAATCCGGTTTTGGAACGACAGCGGGAACTTATGTATGTGGTTATAGGTATATAGATGATACTACAACAGCGATTCCTAGCAGCCTGTCGTCGCTGACAACTGTAACAGTTACAGAGAACCAAAAGCTAGATTGGTCGTCATTATCGACCACTACTGAAGCGAGAGCACAGCATAAGGTGGAGTTGTATCGCTCAGCTGCCGGTGTTACTAATGTTTTGTTTCGAGTGGCTACGCTCACATATTCGGGCAGTATGTCATACACAGATGAGGTTGATGACGCAACTCTCAATGCTAGCGGCCCTGATGACACCTTGCTTGTGTTAGTTAATCCGCCAGTAAACAACAATTTAGTGGCAAGAAGGTTTGAACCTCCTCCGAACGACAGGCCAATCGTAGTGCAGTTTCAGGATAGATACTTTTATGGTGGCTTAGTTAAGTACAACAGAGGAACAGTTGCCACTAATGGTAACACAACCATTACCGGAACTGAGACGGATTGGGTGTCTACTTTAGTGGGGAGATATATAGAAATAGACGGAGAAGTATCGCCTCTCAAAATAACTGCAGCGTCCGCAACTTCCATCACGACAGAAACTGCAGCTAGCACGACAGCTAGTGGCAAATCCTACGTGATAGTCCCAGAAGAAACTAAACGTCGCCAAGTAGCGTTCAGTGAAGTTGATGAGGCGGAAAGCGTACCAGATGTAAATGTGTTTACTGTGCAGAAAGTTCCTAATGATGATAGTGAGATAATTGCTTTAATGCCATTTGGGACAAGTTTGTTTCTAATTGGTAAACGTCATAAGTACGGTTTTAACTACTCATCGAACCCAGCTCTCGATGGTGCCGTTAGGTACGTAGAAGATAGAGGGGTGTTCAATCAGTACGCATGGGATACATTCGGAAACGCAGCCTATTTAATGGACGATATGGGGCCCTATGTGTTTGGCGGCTCAGCTAATGATATAGGTCAGCAGATTAAGGATTTGTGGAGAAAAGACGGAAGCGGTGACAAAATAGATTTTGCCAAGACGGATAAGTTTTTCGTCAAGTGTGACAGGTCTAAGAACCGCGTGTACTTTTTTGTGTCGTTTGTAGGCGACACCGAATCGTACCCGACTAGAGCTCTGGTGTACAACATCACTAGAGGGACTTGGGATTTGTTTCATTATCCACAGCAAATTGCTTCTGCAGCTACGATAGAGCAAGCTGGCGAAACAAAAGTCATGCTGGGTGGAGAAAATGAAAAAGTCTATATTGCTGACAAGGGTAATACCGATATCGTTACAGCCGAAATCAAAGGTGTATGCACGAGTTCTAGTAGCACTACCATTGTTGATTCCGGAGCCAGCTTTACTTCTGCTGTTGTTGGTTCTTCCGTTTATATTTATGAGGGCACTGGCAAGGGCCAGAGAAGAACAATTACCTCGCAAACATCAACTCAACTAACCGTATCTTCGTGGACAACAACTCCCGACACTACTAGCAAGTATGTCGTAGGAGCGATAGTTTGGAATTGGAAGTCGTCATCTTTCGGTTTAGCTGAAACTGACCAGAGAACGCCTCGGCAGGTTGGGTTGAAATTTAAGCCAACATCTAACGACCAGCGAATTGACATACGGTTTTATTACAACAATGATGATAATCCAGCTGAGAATGCTATGTCACAGGTGTTAGGTGATGCTGTGGAGATACAAGAGTCTAACAAAGAAGATGTCGTCGTTTACTTGGAGGACGGTCGCTCTTCGCTTGAAACGTCATCGGGTCATGAAAGGTTTAGGTTCGATGGTATGTACAGCGGAAATTCACATGGAGACCACAAGGTGTCCGTTGAGCTGCGGGGTTATTCTGCAGATGAAACACAAGAAATACAGAGCATCAATGTTGATGGGGTTCAATAGTGTACTCTCGGCAAAACGCACACTTTGACAGATTAATCGAATGCGGTATGAGCACCGAAGTAGTTCAGGTGTTTCGAGATATATTTGCTAATCCCAATGTGGAGTTACATCATGAGGGTGTAATCACATTAACAGGAAGTGTCGTTAGTCCGCAGATGCAAGCTAGCCGATGGGCAGTGGCTCAGCATAACTGGGACTACAACCCTGATTCATCATCTGCTCCCAGTGCAAGCAGCAAAATGGGGTATGTCGTTTGCAAAGAAGCAGATGACATGGAAGGCAGCGGCACGACTAATCGCAGCGATATCGACATATATCTCCCGACGGCTCCTGGCCAAGACCCAAACATTATTGCCGGAGACGTAATCATGTTTTTTGAGACTCCAGGTGGTAAGTTTATGGCACCTGGATACGGGGATTTAAGGGTCGGAACGGTTAGAGTAGACGTGAACGGAGAGCAGGAATCTAAGGGGTGGGCGGCAATGAATGGCACCCTGAACGGTAAAGACAAGGGTGGTTCTGGCATAGACTTACGGGATAAGTTTTTGCGACAATGGAATACAACTAGCGAAGCAGGAAACACTGGTGGAAGTGCATCAGGCTCCCTAACAATTGAAGGCACAATCAGTGGAACTGATATTGGAAATCACAATCATACGCTGAGTGAAACTACTATTGGCACAGGAAGCGAAAGCACAGTTACTGTAATTACTGGAACTCCGACAGGCGACTCCGGTATTGATTTGACGAACGTAGCGGTGACATTTACAGGGTCAGGAGGAAGCGGAAGCCCATCGGCCAGTTCCATACCTCCTTTTGCTTACGTTGCGTTTTTTGAGAGATTAGATAATTCACGTACAGGATTAGGTAGATGATTCAGTCAAACAGGATGGGGATGGGTGGCAATATGCCTTCTGAAAGCGGCATGGGCGGTGGCATGGGTATGGAGCCATCCTATGGTCAAGAGCAGGAATTAAGTAAATGGGCATTGTCCAAGTTGTCAGACATTGGTCTGACTGAAGAACAGCTAAGAGAACTGGCATCAGGCTTCGGGCCATCAAGCCCTTACGCCGAGCCCGCAAACCCAGAATATCTAGTTCAATTAATATTAGATGGAATGTATCAGGTCACATTCGACCCAGATACTAAAACGCCCGTTCTCGTAGAAGGCGAAGGTAGCCCTGACCCCGGCAAGCCAGTTAACAAACCAGACCCAGAAGGCCCCAGTGAAGGCGGTGAAGACGGTGGAGGCGGCGGTGGAAGCGGCGGTGGGGGCGGCGGCGAAGACGATGGTGATGACCTTCCAGTTCCTGGGCCGGAACGGCCAGATGGAGGCACAGGTGGCGGCGGAATGCCAATGGACCCCATAACTCAAATGTGGTGGGACATGATAAAAAAAGGAATGTCTGGCGATTGGGCAGGCGACCTTAATAAAATGCTTGCTGAGCAGGCAAAGCAGCAGTCAGAGGCGATGAGAGCTGACAAAGACCGAGCAGCACTAGAGCGCATGGTAGATAGCATGATGAATCCTAGTGAGGGCGAGGGGGGCAAGGATAGGGTTGGGCCGGTGGGTCTGTTTAATCTGGCCACTGGGGGTGGTGGTCGCTATCAGGATGCAAAAGGCGAAGAAGGCAAAGGCCCTGTAGTGTCATCTGGTACTGTGCAGGCAACACCGACTGTTCCTATGCCTCAGGTAAATGCTTTAGGTGCGCCAATTGAGACAGCTGCTGCATCGACACCTGGAGGTTCACAGCAACTTAAAGATATCCTTAGTGCAACAGGCAGTGCAGCTTCAACGGCAATGGGCTCTCAGATGAAACAGCAAGCTAATCAGGCTCAAATGGCAGAAAAATCTGCTCATGCTCAGAGAGGAATGGATATTGCTGGTCAGGTTCAGCAGTTAGGTGCACAAAGTGATAAGTTGGCACAGGCTCAAAAGCAGGCGAAAATGGCTCAGGCGTTGCCGCTTATTCAGAAAACACTCAACACTTCTAGCTTATTAGGCAAACGATAATGGTATACAACCAAAATCAAATGAACGAGAATCGAATGCGCCAACCAAAAATTAATCGTCCTAAAGGAGGATTGCCCGGTGCACCAGCGACATCGAATTCTAACACTCCTAAGATAAAAGGTGTGTCCAATTACGTGAGCCCTCCGAAGCAGGGGAATTTATCTGATGCACTGACAGGCGGTATGCCAGCTGGTGGCGGTATGCCTACCGGTATGCCT